CACCAAGAACAGACATGCGCTTCATCAAGAATTCTGCGTGAGAAAGTTCATCCTCACCGTGCTCTTGGAAGTGCTCCGCGATGGAATCGTGCGAAAGGTCTCGCAGACTCTGCGCGTACGCCGAGTAGGCGTAGATGGTCTCAAACTCGTTTCGTACAAGCTCGGACATAATTTGAAGAACCTGCTCAACTGGAACAGCGAACTGTCCCTCGAGCACGCCCGTCTCATCCGGGGGGTCCCCAGCCTCCGCGAACTTCTTGATACCGACAAAAAAGTGCGCAGCTTCGTGCAGTGGAATCGCCAGGTCTTCCTTGAAGGCGTCTTCGAAGTTCATTACTCCTCCGTGACTACGATGATGCTGTCCGCCGAACCAGACGGACTGATGTTCACAAGTCGGGGGGCGATGCCATCAGGAGGCGCGTAGAGAACTCCCGATAATGTGGAGGCCCCCGACGTTGTCGCGAAGCCAAAGACCCGGGCAGCAGTACTCGAGGCCTCTTGCGTATTGAGGACGATACCCACAGGCGTAACAGCCTCAAGGAAGAGCGCCCCATCCACAAACCTAGGCGCTAGGGCAACAGACGCAGTTTTGATCTGCGTAACGATCTGCTGCAATGAGAGACCCGCACCTGAAGCATCAGCGAACGTCACTACGACTGCAGGGGTAGTGAACGTCAACTTCAATCCGTGCAACCCAAAGACGGGAGCCTTCAGCTGACTGCCAGCAGAGATACCCCCACGCAGCATCAGGTCGAGCAATTGAACGGAGGGAACAATTCTGGTTTTTAGAGCTGCCATGATTCACCTAGTACGCCCGGTACGAAACGTTCACTGCCCACAGTTCTGAGTGAACTCCCCGATTGCTCGGACCAAGAATCGAGTTGATGTTCATCGCGACCTTCACGCGTTGCTTGAGCTGCTCAGTGTACGACCGGTAGTACTGGAGCCAGTTCATCAGCAGGGGGGTCTTGTCGTTGACGCCCACGTTGATGCCGCCGTCGGAGTAGTTGATGTGGTTTCTAGTCTGCAAAAGCCCTACCGATTCAATAAGGGCCTCTGTAGTCATGCGCAAAAGCAGGTGCTGCTGGTTGAGGGCGAGCAGGTCACTCAACGTAGCGTTGGTGAAGTGCGGCGTACCGTTGAAGTTGCTGAGGGCATCTAGTACCGCCCACGCAATCATCCGGTCGGTCGATTCCTCACCTGCAACGAGCCTGTTGAGCTCCTCGAAATCCCGCAGGTAGAGACGTACCGTCTGAACGAACGACCGCATTTGATCGCTCATCCCCTGAACGCCCTGCAACGCCATTGGTCACCTCCGCTTGCCGCGCTTACGTCTCATAAGAGCCGGCTCATCGGGGTTCTCAGGATCCCCTGGTACCAACTCCTCATCCTTCCCCTCTGGCAGGTCCGGCTTGACGACCTCGGGTACCTCAGCTTCTTGGTCAGAAGTCAGGCCTCCTCGGAACATCGGCTTGGGCTCGCCAACAGGGTACCGATTGTCAGCTGCGGCACTATCAAGAGGAGGCCTCGGTAAAGGCTGCCCCGGGGACAGTTCCTCGACCACCTCCAACGTCTCAATATCGACGCGCTGACCAACCATGTTGGTGAGCTTGAGCATCCCCTGCGCTTCCCTGTCGAGAAGCTCGGACTGCATACGCACCACCACAGATTTGGTCACGGTAACTGGACGCTTCCGCGTCACACGAATAAGACCGCCACCGAGCAGCATACTGAACCGATGGCGAGTGGGCGACTTCGCACGTTGAAGTCGCGTGGAGACGTCACGCACCAAGCTGTGAATTTTGAACAGCTCGGGGGCGGCCGGCTCCTTCTTCGTATTATCTGCCATGCTCTCCTCCGCATTCGGTAGCTACGAAAAAGGGCGCCGACACGCCTCGGCGCCGGCGCCCTCTCCCGAGCCGATAGGGTCAGGTCGGCGGTCAGAAACTAACCACCTGCGGGAACTTCAGGCCTTGCTCGACCCGGTTGTTCACCGCACCCAACTCGTCTTCGGCCTTCGGAATGAAGTTCGAGAGCAGCGTGTTCGCGTCCGTCGTCGGGTTCGCGTCCCCACTGTAGAGCTCGAGCTTGCGCACCGAAGCGATGTTGATCACGCCCATGCCGATATCCTCCCACGCCTGGAAGGTAATCATGTTCGCAATCTTATCGATATAGAACTTCGTGTTGTTGAGCACGAAGAACCGACCGAAGAACTCCGGAGAGGTGAACGCATATATGTTGCCAGGACGAAGGATGTCCGTCTTGATTGTGCGAATATACGGACGCCCCAACAGGGTGTTGTACTTGTAGCCATCGACCGTGGTCTCTGACTGGATGCGGTCGCCGTTGTCTTCGACAGTCCACTGAAGGATGTCGTCGTAGTCGACTTCCGTCATGAGCAGACGCTCACAACGAAGACGGTTACCGTCGATGAGCTTGAACAGGTTGACGATGTCCGTCCGTTGAATTGGAAGAACCGTCGCTGTGTTGTTGCCGGCCGTACGAGCGAGCTCACCCTTGCGGATAGAGAACTCGGTGACCAAAGAACCAGCGATACCAGCATAGTTGAGCGCCGTCGGCGTCCCACCATTGGCTTCGGTTTGAAGCGCCTGACAGGCCGCTTCAATGTGAAGAACGAATTCTCGGTCTTCAATTTCCTGGATGTCCTTCACGCTGTTCTCTTCGATGACCTTGGTGATGGGCATCTCATAGGCCAGCAACTCCTGCTCGGTCTTCTGGAAGATCTCACTGGAGATAGTGAAGAACGCAATCTCTGCCTTCTCACCACGGATGAACCGGGCAGTGGGCTGACCACGGAAGGTGATAGCCATCGCTCGGCTCTTGGGCTCGACGTCGATGATCTTCACCAAGGTGTCGTGGTTGACAGACCGCTGACAGTCCGTACGAGTGACCTGCTCCGGTGGCAGAATCTTACGTACAAAGCTGACCTCACGAAGACGGTCACGAATGTATGAGCCACCGTAAGCCGCGAGCTTCTCTTTGCCGTCAGCAGTGCTCAGCTTTGCGTTGAACAGATCGTTCAACATGCGGGGCGAAACGCCGTTCATTGAAAACTCTCCTTCCTGACCCTAATCAGGTGCTGGCGCTCTTAGTAGAGCATGCCTCCGCGCAGCCTGAGCTTGCCACCGTTGACTGCCGGCAGACGGGTGACGAAACCGACCATGAAGGCCGTATCACCTGAACCGCCGTGGCCCACGAGCCCGGTGTAGTTCCGGGTTCCGATGGTGATGGTTGCAACCTTCACCGGTTGGTCTTGTGCAGTGATTGCAGCGCCCGACCCGACCGTCGCGGTCGCGTCGAAGATGCGCGTATCGAACTCCCAAGCGCCAAGCCACAAGACGGGCATCTTGCGGTTGGCAATTGCCTGTACATCGTACCGGCCCCGCTCTGCCCACAAGGGGTAGCAGCGCTTGGTTGCTTCAGCGCCTACCGAACCGATGGTTGAACCACGTTCGATCTTGTAGGCATTGGTGACGGCCATCCATTCACCATCCACGAGCGCGACGGCGTTCATGGGGTCGGCCAAGGTCGGGTCCGCAAGCGGAAAGTCTGCCCTCTGAACAGGAAGAACGTCCCGAACCGGCTCGAAGTTCACTCGCATGACAGTGCTCATCGATACCTCCTAGTTCTCTCGTCGGGTGGTTACCCGACCTCCCCGACGATGAACCGCTCCAAGTCGGATCCATCCGCTCCGCGCGACTCGTCGTGGCTGATTTGGAAACTGCTGCTCATATTGGGGGCTGCCATTTTGACAGCCTCCTGAATAATCGGTAGACGCCCAACACTTGCTTCCTTCTCGATGTCAGAAACAAGTTCGCCGAAGTCCTTGTCGGCATAGAGACCCTTCTCGTGCATCTCAGCGGCAAGCTTCTCCGCCTCAAGACGAGTAGTGACGTGGGCCAGCTTCACCCGGAGCTGCGCGTTCTCGTGAAGAACTGCATCACGCTCCCCGGCGACTTTGCGGAGGGTGCTGCTAGCGTCAGCCAGCACCCGGGCAACCTTCTCTTGCTCCCTCATGTTGGACCTCACATCCCCATGCTAGAAGCAGAGAAGCCACTTTGCCCAGAGGGGTTCGACAACCCCGACATTCCCTGAGCCTGCTTCTCTTTCTTCTTGGCGTCTTTCTTCTCACCGCAAGCGGTCTCGGCGAGCTTGTAGAGCAGCGCTTGCGCGGCTGCGGTTTTGGTAAGCGCTGCTGAAATCTTCACGCCTGCCTGCTGCGTGTGGTCGAGGGTATCTTGCAGCGTGTGGTCAGTAGAGGAAGTCAACGGCGGCTCATCAAGCACCTTGTTGACGTCACTCTTCGGGTCGGCCTTGGCCTCGCGCTTGGTGTAGTCGATGGATGCCTGATTGGAATCGATGAGGCGCTTCTGGCCGGTGACGTCACTCGGCTCCGAAGGAACCTGCTCTTCCGAGGGGCTCGCACCAGGAGGAGGTTGAGCTCCCTGCGCGGGGGCAGCGCCGCCGCTAATCTGCGCGGGGTTGATGGCATCCTCAGCGTACTTGCTCAGGCCAAGGCGGGAAAGATTGCGGAAGTAAACCGAAGAAGTCTTCTCCCGCTCCTGCTTTTTCTTTTTCTTTTCGAGGTACGTACCGGATCCGCGCGTAGCACCACGCACGCCATAACCAACACCTGTTCCAAGAAGCGCACCACCAGCACCCCCGGCAAGAGCACCAACTGGTCCACCTAGGGCACCACCCATTGCCGCACCGTGTAGTCCACCCCCCACACCATAAATCGCAGGGGCATACTGCGCCAAAGGTCCAGCAACATGCTTACCCAAGCCTTCGCCCGCACGCTCTGCGAGGGTCTCAGCCTCCTTGCTAAGACCGAGCTTCTGCAAGTTGCGACGATAGACCGCAGAGGTCTTTTCGTTACCCATGGGGTCCACGGGCTGCTCGCCGTGCATCATCTCGTCGTTGGTCTCCATGGCGTTGGCCGGGTCCTTAGCCACGCCTGACGACTGCATCGGCGGATTCTTTGGAGGAAGATTACCAGCAGTTGCCTGACCAGATTGGCCGGCGTCGATGTTCTCTTCACTGGACGTGGCAGCCATGACGTCCAAAGCGCCAGGCCCCTTGCCAGGTTGAATCATCGCCGTGCCCTCTTCAGCCTTCTTGGACAAGTAGGTGAGGGCGCTAGCGAGTTTGTTGATATAGCCGGTCGGCGTCATCTGGGATTGTGCAGAAGCCTGCTTCTCGATGGGCTGCCCACCAAGACTTGCGAGCTGCCGAGCAGCCTCAAGATTGACGTCGACCTTGCGGGCCGTCCCCTCCATCGCCTCTTTCACGAGGTCCTGGAGATTCGGCCTCTGGAACATGGTCGTGTCCGACATTGAAGTCCTCTCCTTGTGCGCCACCTTAGCCGGTAGAAACTCCAAACCACGAGGGGACTGAGACTTCTGGCCTGAGCCCCCAGCATCAGGCACGGGCGGCGCTCCCGTGTTCACTCTCGTGTACGTGGTCCGAGGCGATAGACCCCGCGGCCCCGTT